GCCGTCACGGCCATTTCGCAGAGCGGGTCGGTGACCCTCGGTGCCTTCAACGGAACCTACGACCGGGTGCAAGTGCGCCACTTCCCAATTGTGACGGGGAACGGCACGGGTACGACGGCGACGGACACCTCCTCGGTGAGCGTGACCGTGAACGGCGACCCCGTGGTTGTCCTGTCCATGAACGCCGCCTTGGGCATCCTCAAGTTGAGCGTGACCCCGGCTGCGACCGACGTCGTGCGCGTCACCTACTACTTCGACCGCACCGACACGCGCATAACCGACGACCTTTCCGAGCAAGTGACCCCCGAGGCACCCGTTATCTACGGTGCGGTGGGGCAGAACTACACCATCACCACCGGCAGCAACGACACGTTCTCCGTGACGGTGGACGACGAGGACGAGGTGACCGTCGCTATCTCTGCCTCCCCGAGCGTCGGGTGGACGGCGGCCCAAGTCGCCGCGTTCATAAATAGCGCGGCGACGGGCACGAGCCTCGTGGCGGGCACGGCGACCAATAACTTCGGCCAAGTGGTGCTGACCCTCACGGCTGACCGTGACGTCACCCTCGGCAACGGCACCGCGAACACCACCCTCGGCTTCTCCTACGGGGACTCCTCGGCGCGCAGCAAGGTGTTCTACACCTTCCAACAGCCCATCGTTGACGGCACGGGCGGCGGGGTCACCACCACCGACCCGTCCGACGTGGTGGTCAAGGTGGACGGGGTGCAGGTTATCCCCACGGCAGTGGACGGGCAGTCCGGTGCGGTCACGCTGCCCTTCGCCCCCGAGGTCGGCGCGACGGTCACGGTGGAGTACTACTTCAACTCGTGGCAGGACACGTTCGACTACTTGGCGAACCGCAACATAACGGACATTACGCTCTGTGGCGTGGCCCCCGACCGCTCCGACTATGTGGACGGTACGGACTTCGTCCTGCAAGACGACAAGATTTTGTGGGGCACGGCGGTTCTGGTCGCGTCGGGGACGCACACCTCGGGCGCGACCTACTTGAATGAGACGCAGGTCACGCCGACCCTCGTGGACGTTCGGCAGTACCTCGCCGCCTGCGCCACGGTGAGCGCGACCACCTTCACGCTCCCCTTGCAGCCGACGACGGGCAACGGTCGCGACACCCCGCTCGGCACCGCGACCTACAACAAGGTCGCCAACGGTCGCATCGACCTCCCGACGAACCGCCCCGACCTCGTGTACGCCTACTGGGGCTACTCGGTGCAGGACGCCCTCGACCGTGGCCGGGTCACGGTGACGAAGGTGGACTCCGCCACAAGCACCATTACGCTCTCCGAGCCTGTGCCTACGGGCGCGACGGTCTACGCGACCTTCTACTACAACACCATAGTTGACCAAGCCTACACCCTCACCTCGGTCGCCCCCGGCGCGAGCGGTGTCGGCACCTACACGGTCAGCGACGAGGACGGCACGCTCCTCGTGACCCCGACCTCGGGCGGCAAGTCCGCAGGGCTTGCGACCATAGAGTTGGTGTTCCCGAGCGGCTCCGAGAGCCTGCCCGACTTCCGCTATGAGCCGTGGCCCGAATACATACTTACGGGGGCCGTCGAGGAGGACGTGACGGTCACCTTCGCGTCCAAGGACGCGACCCTCGCCAAGTACGCGGTGCCGTCGAGCGGGCCGTACTACGCGGTGTCGGGTTCTTCCGACCGCTTCCGCCTCAAGGTGGACGGCTCCGACCTCGTGAGCGGCGCGGGCGGCTTGAACCTGTCCCGCCCTCTCGCGGGGGTCGTCGGGCTTGGCTTCCCGGCGCAGTTGGTGGGCAACGAGGTCGCGTACGACGCCCCGAGCGGTGGCTCCACCTTTGAGGTGGACGCGACCAACAACACGGTCAACATAGAAGTGGACAACGTACTCGTCCAAGCGGTGGCCGACGACAACGCCTCGGCCACGTTGGACGACTTCGTCCTCGCTATCAACCGCGCCGCTTCGGGCGAGGTGGACTTGGCGCAAGCGGGTGGTGCAGCGACCGTGACGCTCGCCGCGACGGCGTCGTCCCAGGACGACTTCTACGTGGGCTACACCATTCATGTCACCTCGGGCGCGGCCCTTGGCGACATTCGCACCGTGACGGCCTACAACGGCACGACGAAGGTGGCGACGGTGGATAGCGCGTGGACGGGTGCTCCCGGCGCGGGCGACGACTACTCCATCTACGACGCGGACACCCTTCCGCAGTACGTCACGGGCACGGCGTTCACCTCCTCCACGGTGGTGACGGCGAGCGAGTACGACCAACTGCGGTTCGTCTACACGGGCGACAACTCGGCGTCCTTGGGCACGCTCACGGCGACGGTTGCTCCCGGCACCTACGCCTCGTCGTCGGCTCTTGCGACGGCGGTGCAGACGGCTATCGACACCGCTATCGCGGCGGCTCCCCCCGCTGCTTACGGCGCGTTCTCGGTGGTCGTGTCGGCCAACACCTCGGGCAAGTTGGTGTTCTCGCTCGTGAGAGACCCGACCGACACCGAGGGCTACTTGGAGTTCGTCACGAACGCGACCCCGGCGCGGGACTTCGCGGTGCTTGCCGGAATTTCCACCGCGAGTGCAGCGAACGGCGCGCAGGCCAAGCTGGTGAACGGCACCATTGCCCGTCGCTTCACGGTCGGCTCCGCGCCGCTCCTGTACGACCGCTTGGTGCTGCGTTCCCGCCTCGTCCCCGGCAGCGGGAGCGTGGACGGGCAAGGGGTTCTCGCCGCCACGCAGCTCAAGCAGCTTGGCGGCACGGGGGCTACGCTTGCGGGCCTCACGGCGAACGAGTTGGCCTACGCGGGGCTGAAGGGAACGGTTATGCCCGCTACCCTGCTCGGCACGGTCGGCCTCGCGGGCGGGCAAGTCCCTGCGGGCACCTACGGTGACGCCCGCGACGGCCAGCCCGTGGTGACGTTCTTCGCCTCGGGCGGCACCACCGCGCAGAACAACGAGTTCAAGTTCACGTTCGACAACGTGCCGGTGACGGTGGTGTTCACCGACGCGGCGGGTGTGGCTATCCCCTCGGGCGGGAGCGCGGACGTTCCGGTCGGCCCCGCCGCGACGGCCAACACGGTCGTCAACCAAGTGGCGGCGGCTATGGCCTCTGTGGGCTTGGGCGCGAGCGCGGCAGCGGTGGTGTCGGCGGGCTTGGTGCGGCAAGAGGGCGCGGGCATTCGCTTCCGCTCGGCCCTGTCCACCACGACCTCGGGCCTCGTGGTCGGCACGGCGAACGCGAACGACACTCTTGGCTTCGGTTCGGGCGACAGCGCGGAGCGCACGGCCCTGCAACCCGAGGTGCTTGTCTCGGCCCTCATGGCGCACGCCGACGCGACGGTGGCGAACTCGCTGCTCAACTGGTCGTCGGGTGGCGCGGCGTCTTACTTCGCGGGCGAGGCGCTCGCCAAGCGCGTGACCGACAGCCGCAACGCCGAGTACCTGTACTTGCAGTCCCTCGGCAACGCGGGCTTGGGTACGACTTCTTCGGTCGAATTCGCCACGGCGACCTCCGCGAGCGTCACGCTCCCCGGCGTGGGGCTTGGGGTCATTGCGGGCGACGGCGCGACGGGCGAGGCTGCGGTCAGCGGATTCTACGTCACCTCGACCGACACTGTGAGCGGCTCCGGTACGGCCAACACCTCGTACTTGAACAGCGGCGTCGGGCAGGACGGCGTGGTGGGGCAGACCTACCGGGACGCGGTGACGGGCTTGACGTTCACCGTGCTTCCCCGTGCGGGCAACCTCGCCTACCCGAGCGGGCAGTCCTTCACCATTGTGGCGCGCAAGACGGTCACGACGAACGCCAACACCCCGGTCAACACCCTCCCCGGCGTGGCGCTCACGGTGAGCAACACCCTCGGCGTGACGGCGGGTGACACGGCGAGGGTCACCACCTACGCCCGCAGCGGGTCGCAGCCTGCGGTGGGGGACGTCTACTATGTCTCCTACACCTACACGAAGCAGGACTACAACACGGCCCTCTACACCAAGCTGTCCGCCATAGAGGCAGCGTACGGCCCCAACAGCCCGCTCAACCCGGTGGTGCTTGCGTCCTACCTCGCTATCCTGAACGGCGCGGTCTTGGTCGGCATTAAGCAAGTGCAGAAGGACACGGACGCGGACAACAACGGCGAGTTCGACACGGCTTCCGAGAGTGCGTTCATAACCGCTATCGACGACCTTGAAGGGCAACTGCCAGGGGGTATCCTCCCCGACATTCTGACCCCGCTGAAGGGCGACAGCGTGAGCCTGTTCCAATACCTCGCCAAGCAGTGCGACATTCAGAGCAGTATTCGCTACCGTGCCGAGCGTACGGGCGTGGTCGGGTTCTCTGCGGGTACGGCCCCCACGGCAGCGGGGAACTCGGCGGTCGCGGTCAGGCGTGCGCGCCTCCGTTGCGTGTACCCCGACATAGCGAACCTCACGCTCTCCCGCGCAGACGGGGCGACGGACACCTACTTGGTGGACGGCACCTTCCTCGCGGCGGCCCTCGTGGGTTCGCTCGTGTCCCCGACGACCGACGTCGCGACCCCGTGGACGGGTCGCCGCCTGTTCGGCTTCGACCGACTCGCCCGTATCCTTGACGCGGTTCAGCAGAACCAAGTCGCGGTGAAGGGCGTGACGGTGCTTGAAGACCGCACCCCGGTCATTCGCGTTCGGCAGGGTTTCTCCACCGACATGACCAACGTGCTGACCCGCACCCCGACCGTCATTACCATAGCGGACGAGGTGCAGCAGCAGACGCGGGCCACCCTCGACAGGTTCATAGGCATCAAGTTCCTGCCGGGGGTCACGTCGCAAATAGAGGGGCAGGTGAGCAACACGCTCAAGCAACTGGTCGCCGCGCAAATCATAACCGCGTACACCGGGGTCAGGGCCAGGGTGTCCGAGGACGACCCCACGGTGGCCGAGGTCGAAGCGTACTATCAGCCCGTGTTCCCCCTCTTATATATCATTTGCACGTTTAGCCTGCGCTCCTCGCTTTGACAGGTACAACCTACCTTTTAGCCGATAGCGGGTGAAAGTTAGGTTGGTGGTTGATAGTAGACCTCCATTCGGATACACTCCGAGTGGAGGTCTACCTGCTCATGGACTGCCCTGTTTGCCAAGCCCCTGTCTCTGACCTGCGGGGGTTGGCCTCCCACTTCCGACACCAAGCAGCCACCCACCCCGACTACACCACATGGGCCGACGACCGTAGGTGGGAGGGGAAGGTCGAGAACGACGAGTTCGTTCGGTGCCGGGAGTGCGGGTTCCGCTCGGAGAGCCTCGCTCGGCACTTGAAGTCGGCCCACGGCATGACTGCCGACGAGTACCGCTCCAAGCACGGGCGGGACGCTTTGGTACGCAACCTCCGCACCGAAGAACGGCGGCGTGAGGGCATCAAAGGTGCAGGGCAAGACCGCACGGGCACGAAGGTCGTGGTGTGCCCCGACTGTGAAGCCCCCGTAGAAGTCCACAAGCACGCCGGGAGCCTTCACGACTTCCGGTGTGCTGCGTGCAAGGCTCTCTCCGACACCGCTGCCCAAGAGGGCAAGTGGGAGGGCAAGGTCGAGGGCACGGACTTCGTGACCTGTCTCGACTGCGGCTACCGTGGGGTGAGCCTCATTTCGCACATTCAGAACGCGCACCCCGACTACCGTGAGCGGCACCCCACGGCTCTCGTCAACGCGCTCACTTCTTCGCTGCGCGTGGCGGCGAACAAGGTCAACCTCACCGTAGACGACTTACGCCCCTTCATGGACGCCAAGGGGCGCGTCGAGGTAGCGAAGGCGGCAGACCACCTCGGCTACTCGTGGCTGACCGTGCTCCGTCGCTGTCGTGACCTTAAACTGCCCACGCTCAACCGTTTGGCTTCGCAGAAGCGGGTTCTCGACCTGTGCGCCGAACTCCTCGGGGAGCCGTATGCGTGGGAGTGGTCGCACCCCGAAGTGCTGAACCCCGTGACGGGCCACCGTCTCTACTACGACGGCTACTTTCCGAAGGCGAACCTCGTGGTGGAGTTCCACGGTAGGCAGCATTGGCAGTTCGTCCCGAAGTGGCACAAGACCGAGGACGAGTTTCGCGCCCGCGTGGCCGTGGACGCCCACAAGGAAGCCTCCCTCCTTCGCTTGGGGGTCAACCTCATGGTCGTGCGGGAGGACGAGCCGTACACCGAGCCTTTGTACCTACGGGGACGCCTCGCACACCTCCTCCACCCGCTTCATGGGGGGCGGTAGCGGGTCTATCCCCCGCGTGACGGCGAACCTCGCACAACCGGGAGCCTCACCCCTATGTCCTCCAAGACCCTCACCGCCTCCGAGAAGGTCACCCTCCTCCGCTACGCTTCTTCTCTGCCCTCGGGGGACAAGACGCGCCGCGCTATCGTCGCAGCCGTGGGCAAGACCGCTGCGTTGAACGCGAAAATCAATGTTCGCGTGATGGCAAAGGGGTTCGTGTTCAACTTTCAGACGAGCATGAGTCCCGTGGGGCTTTCGACGGAGAGCATGGGGCGGTTAGGGGAGCGGGTGCGCACAGACGCACGGACTTTCGTCGAACGGCTTGCCGTCCAGCTTGACTGGTCTATGGATATAGACCGGGAGGGGGCGCTTGTCCTTCTCGGCGTTGAGGGTAACGAAATAACCCTCAACCTTGAGGTGAGCGTGGCCAACAATTCCCGCAAGAAGCTGACGGCTGAAGACCTTGAGGGAGCCTTCGCTGCCCTGAAGCGTTTCGGCTATGCTATCGCGTTCGTCTAACACCCCCCCACCCGCCGAGAAGGTCGATCATGCCCAAGACGCTCACCGCTGCTGAACGGGCCGTACTTCTTCGGTTCGCTTCTTCTCTGCCCTCGGGGGACAAGACGCGGCGGGCGGTTCTTGCGAGCCTGTCCCGTATTGCGGCGGGCACCGAGGACGACATTCAGCAGAACCTCCCCGGCTTGAGGCGGGGGTATGAGGACTACGAAGTAGCGGTGTTGGAGTCCAAGGCGCGGTATATGCCGGGAGACAGCAACTACGCCCGTCACGCCGCGAACAGACCCTGGCTGGACATTATCAAGAGCGGCAGAGAAGTAGTCGCCGGGGTC